CGGCCAGTTCGGCCTCGTACTCCTTGCGGATCTTCTCCCGCAGTTCTGCCAACTCCTTCTCGTTCATTCGATCTTCCTCCTCTAGTTTGACGATCAGCGGCGCTACTGCATCCGCAATCGCCTGCAATTCAAGCACACTCGGATAATATTCCTGCCCCTCGGCAGGCCACTTGCCTTCACCTTGCTTGTGTAGCCACGCGCAGAGTGCCTGTGTGTCTGTGATCCCCGGCTTCCCCGCCAGCACCTGCACACACTTCGTAAATGACCCGGCCCACTTACCCCACGCCCCAATCACGTTTTGGATGTTCCCCTGCAACTCTGCCCAGTCCCCTACCTCCTCGCCCCCTTCCCGATGCTTGAAATACTGAATCTGCCTCTCCCGCTTCGCTGCCGCCTCCCGCGCCGCCTCCTCGTTCGCGTGCTCCTTCCCCGCCCCAAACGGGAAGCGCCCCAGCACCTTCGACCCATCAGCCGAGTACAAGATGATCTCGTCTCCTTCCTTGCGGATCACCAACTCAGCGTCGTCCTTCTCCTCCAGCGCATACACCCCAGTCTCGCCCAACTCCACCGGCTGCAGCCCCTTCACCGCCGGGAAGTTGACCAGGCTAACGCTCTTGATCACCTTCTTGGCCAGGTCAATCGTCGCGCTCAGATAGCGGTACACCTTGTCCCCGACCAGCTTCCGCCCCACGTCGTTCCAATCCACGCTGGCCAGCAGCCGGTCCCCATCCCGCCACACCTTGCGCACCCAGCCCGCCGCCTCCGCCCGCTCGTGGTTGACGTCAATCGGCACCTCCTGCTCGGCCAGACCCGCCTCGAAACTCGCTACGAACGTGTCCAGGTCCTCATCAACAACCGTCACCTCTTTGCCGTGGCGATCCACGAAATCCCCCGTCCGCAGTACCTCCACCGGCGTCCCGGCCTCGTTCGCCTCTGCAAACAAAAAGTCAGTCAGTATCCTACTCACCCACCCACCTCCTCCGCCAATTCGGCCACGATCCCGGCCCCCGCCTGCGCCAGGAGACCATTGATCGCCTCCTGATTGTCCGCCACCACCTGCGCCGTCGTGCGCCACCGGCCTCGATGCGCCGGCGTCTGCTTTTGTGGATCCATCACATACGGCCCGTACGGCGTCGCATTGTCCACCCGCCCCACCACGAACGCGCCGCTGTTCCCTGGCGCCATCTCCACCACCCGCTGCCCGCTGACCCACAGCCGCCCCAGCGTCCCTGTGCGCCTGTACCACGAATCCGCTGGCGCCGCCGGGTAGTCCGCTGCATCTCCCTGGAGCACCATCAGCGCCTGCTCGATTGCCAGCTCGACCTGCCCGGCCGCGATCTCTGGAAAGTCCTCCAGCCTCGCCATAAACTCGACCAGCTCGGCCTGGAACTGCTTTAACCCCTCTCCCTCAATCATCGTCCAAGCGCTCCTCAATCCACTGGCGGGTTTCGGGCCCTAGACACATCTTGTGCTTATTAACCTGGTACCAGACAGCAGTGTATGGTGTTCCCTGTGCTCGCCCAGCCCCGCGCCAGTCAGCGAGCATCTCGCGCCGAGCCACATCGCTCATTTCCAAAATCTTGACACGACCTTCGTCTTCTGGCAGAACCCACCACTGCCAATGATGACGATTTCGCTTTTGATGTAGCAACCAGGCAAAGTCAAATGCCTGATCGCCCGTATTAGTAGGCTTGTAATATCCTGTATCGTCACGCCGTTGAATTGCTGTACCATCTCGATTGTAGAAATATCGCGCGTAAGGAACGAACTCATCTAGCCTGAATTTGCTCAGGTCGTGAATGATCCCGCGCCAGGGAATATTGAGCCTACAGCACTCAATAGCAACGAACCACTTGTGCCGCACAATGTAGCTCAGATACGCCACATATCTACCCACCACGTACCTCACTCAGCGTCTTACCCAGGTAATCGCCCTCGCTGACGATCACCCCCTGCAGGTCCCGGCATCCGTTCACCCGCCCCCACGGAGCCTCCACCGGCCGCTGGCATACTACGTCATCGCGCACTGTCGCCCACACCACCACCCACACCCCGTTCGGCAACAGCACCGGCCGCGTGTAACACCGGCAGCCAGGATGCGCCGGCGCCTTGAACACCGTCCCCGGTAGCCCCACCCGCTGCCGCACCAGGTCGTTCGCCTCGTCGTATGCCCTGGTCACCTCCGTCGCGGCGATCAGCTCCGCCCGCCCCTTCCCGAACACGGGCGCCAAGACCTTCGTCAGATCAGGCAGCGCCCCCCCTGTCTCCACCCACGTGGCCACTACTTCCTTGACCGCCGTCTGCGTCGTGTCCGTAATCCCCGTAATCAGCTTGCCCACATACTGGCGCGCCCACTTCGCCGCATCCGCATTCACCAGCGCCCAATCCGCCCCCCCGGCGAACGCCTCGATTGCTTCCTGGATCACCGTCCCCGACAACCCCGTCACGTGCTTAAGCACCTGCTGGAGGAGGACCTTCTTCAGCGCTTCCCGCTCAGCCGCCCAGAACGCCGCATCGCTCACGGCCTGCCCTGCCTGCGCCGCCTCAATCACCCGCTGCTGTTGCTCTGCCAGGAATCCCCGCACCTTCCCTGCAATCTCCCCCTCGATGGCCGCCCTCTCCGCGTCGTGCCCGGCCTCCGCAGCAAACTCGACCATCTCCTCCGCTCCCTCGTCCCCCTGCTCCCCTGCTCCCTCGTCCCCCTGCTCCCCTGCTCCCCCGCCCCCTTGCTCCTCCGCCCCCCCGCCCCCCCGCTCCCCCGCCACCTCGATCACCGGCATCCCCGTGCGCCGGCGCAACCAGTTCGTATCCTCTGGCTGCCAATCCAACAGGCTCTGGACCTGCTGCAGCCAGTTTCCCAACTGCCCCAGCGCCGGTTTCTCCACCCGCGAGTGGGTCACCCTGGGCAGCGCCGCCATCCCCGGGAACGGGTTGTACCCCATCAGCCGCGGCACCCCGAACAAGTTGATCACCGTCGCCACCCGGTCCAGGTACCCATCCACCGCCATCAGGAACAGTTGCGATTTATCCGACCCCAACGCCCACGATCCCGTCTGCCCGGTCCCCAGGTCAATAAAATCAGCCAACGTCGTCTGCAGCATCAGCAACCGGTAGTATTTGATCGTGTTCAACAGGGCCTCCGCCCCGCTGTTCTGTGCGCTCTCCAACCGGAACTTGACCCCCACCGGCACACTGACGAACTGTTTCTCGTCCACCGTCAGCGCCTGGCCCACTGTCTCCACGGTGCTCAGATCGTCCGCTTGCGGCTTCTCCCCGAACTCGAACACCGGCAGCCCCACAAACGTCCGCTGCCACCCAATCCCCTGGATGATCTGATAGTTCTTGAGATAGTACCAGATCTCATAGATACTCTCGAGCAGGGGGAATCCCTCGGGGTTGCCGCCGTCCCGCTGCGACGTGAAGTGTAAACTCTTCTCAATCGGGATCCGGACCTGCTCGTATGTGGGCGCCGGCATCTGGATCAGCGCCTGCACCCCGCCCGTCTCGTCAAACTCCCACTGCCAGAACGATGACTGCCGCCGCATCGCCCATTTCCGCCAGCCGATACCCTTGTCATTCCACTGGCTGGCCACCGGCGCGTCTGGTCCCATTCGCCGCTTGAACACGACCTCCATCCACGACCACCCAAACAGCACCGCGCTCAGCGCATCCTCCACCGCGTCCTCGACCGTGTGGCTCATATCCTCCAGGCACGATTGCACGAAATCCGCCGCCCGGCGGTCACCGTCCGCCTTCCCGCCCGCCTCCGCGTACCAGGTCGCCGTCCGTGCAAACAGGATCAGCGCATTCCACAGCGTGCGGATCGTCGGATCCCGCCGCCGCATCTCGTTGAAAATCTTATACGCGGCCGGCCAATTCAGGACCGAGGTGTAGGCCTCCTGCACCTGGCCCGCAAATGCCAGCAAGCCCGTTTGACCGGTCTCATTCACATCTGGGCCTGTTGCCATCGTGCCCTCCCCTGTCCAAACGGATCCCACCGGCTCGGCCTGCTGGGCGCCTGCGGCACATCGCTGAACGACACGTAACTCGGTAGCATCTGCACCGCCCCGCTCACCGCGTCCACCTGGTCATCGTATGTCCCGCGCGGAAACGCCAGGCATTCCGAAATGAACGCCTCATTCCACGCCGCCCGCATCATATACACCAGCCCGTCCTCGATCCGGCTGGCCCACACCTGCGCACGGACCTCCTTGTTGCCCACCTCGCGCGGATTCACCGCCCGCAGCGTCCGCCCCTGGAGCTGATCATCTCGCTGCAGCTCTTGGAAATAGCCTCCCTGCTGCCCCGCGACCTCGATCCCTTCCTCCACGGCGACGTCGTCGCCGAGCATCACCCGCACCATCGTCGGGCGCGCCTCGGCCCACGGCCCGGGCAGCCGCCGCACGTCCAGGATATAGATCCGCCCATCTCGCCCCCGCCCGATCTTGCCCCCGGCGATGTAATCCGCCCGCTCCTTCCCGCTCACCGCCAGGTCCCAGTACCGCGCCTCCCGTAACCCGGCCGGCACCTCCTCGGGCGCCACCACCTTGATCAGATGCGCCTTGATCATCGCCCCTTCCAACTGCCGCGGTCGCTGCTGGTACAGCGCATCCCACTCGTACCCCCCGATGTTGACCCGAATTGTCTGCAGCGCCTCGAGCGGATACTTCTCTGGCCACAGCGCCTCACCTGGCTGCCGACCCACCACATCCACCGAGCGCCACCAGCCTGCCTGGCACGCCTTCAGCACGTCGTCGGCCGCCACCTCCTCGGCCCACTCCTCGGCGATGGCCGGCAGGTTGAGCACCGTCCACTGATCTGCCCATTCCTCCCCACCGACGATCATCCGCTTAAGCAACCGCCCCGCCAGGTCGTCCTCGTGCCACCGCTGGTGCATCAGCACGATGGCCGCCCCGTCTTCCAGCCGCGTGTACAGCGTCGAGCGGTACCAGTCGTCCGTCCGGTCTCGCACCGGCTGGCTTTCCGCGTCCCGCCGGTCGCGGAACGGATCGTCAATGATCGCCAGGTGTGCCCCCCGCCCGATGATCGCCCCACCCACGCCCGCCGCCACCATCCCCCCCCGCTGGTGCACGAAATCCCACGCATTCGCTGCCCGGCTGTCGTCCGCCAGCGCCACCGGTTCGGCCGCCGAACTCTTGTCACCAAACACGGCCCGGAACGGCGCATCAACCACCAGGTTGCGCACCTGCCGGCTGAATCCCACTGCCAGGTCAGCCGTACACGAGGCCAGGATCACACGACTATCGGGGTTACGTCCCAAGAACCACGCGGGGAAACGAATCGAGACCAACTCACTCTTGCCGTGCCGGGGCGGCATAAACACCATCAGCCGCCCGATCCCCTCCCGCCCCCTGCTGGCCACGTACCGCTCCACCTCCTCCAGGTATTCCGCCAGCAGTACATTGTGC